GGAATCCGTTGCATGGTCAGAAGAAGATGGCAATGCTGAAAAGCAATGCGCATCTATACATTGCTGGTCACAAGCACAACTGGGAGCTGGCACAGATGGAGCAAGTTGAGGAAGGCCATGTTTCTTGGCTGGCTCGTGCTCGTGGCTATAAGTCTAGCGACACCTATGCACTGGTGCGTGGCTATGATGAGCAAGCATATGGACAAGCAATCCTTCAGGTAATCAACCCTAAAGCTGAAACACCAGATGGTTTCACGCACTGCTTTGTTGATGTGGAAACTGGCGTAGAGTTTCTAAACTACCTACGATCTAAATAAAAGAAGGGGGCAGAGTCTAGTTGACCTGCCCCCTCTCCTTGGAAACTTGGAAACTTATTTGTCTAAGTTAAAGAATTTTTCTTGAGATAATAATCCTACTCCTATGCGCACAAAGTTTATCAATGCGCGTGGACTCATACCCCATACATTATAGTTTGCATCTTGATCTCGAACACACAGCTCTGCTGGGTATTGCGGATCACCTGAGGCTCGTAAGTAAATAAGAATATCTTCAGGTATGTCTAAATCTTCCAAGGCTTTGAGAGCAAGAGATTGTTTCATTTCTCTCCAGCCTATCGTGTCATTGGGTGCTGACGCTATCTCTCGCAGCTTTGATTCTGCCTGGATAGCGCGGCGCTGCCATGCCTCTAAGTCATTCATAATAAACCTTTATCTTTTCTAGTAATGTTTGGTAATCTAACTCGGATACTCGAATCTTGTGGCCTACCTTCAGCAAAGGAATTTTGTGCTTTCGGAAGAGCTTCTTAACATCTTGAGGGGAGACAGACAAAGCTGCCCCCACCTCTTCGATTGTTAGGATACTAGAACGGGATATCGTCGTCGATTGGCTGCGCTTGCTGTTCGACATTGTTTTTACCTTCCATTTTATCGCTAAAGCTCAGTGACATATACGACAGGTTGTCTTTGGTTTTCTTCCAAGCTGCAATCCTGCGCGTTCCGATGGGACCTGTGTAATCAGGCGCACTGTCACTGGTTTTCTTTTGGTTAGGGAAAAGCGTTCCAGTCTTTTCATACACGTCCATAATCTTGCGACCATCTGGCAGCGTAGACATTGTGACAATCATTTGGGACTCATTGCCATTGTTGTTGGCCTTGCCCTGCAAGATCATCTTGTGGTTGTCGCGTGGCGGGAATACCGCACCGCTATCTGTGTTATCGTATTGGCTCATTACCATTCTCCATTCGTAGGTTTACTATCTGCCGCATATTTATTGTCGTGCTCTCCTAAGAACACATCAGCATTAAAGCCAAGGTGCGACAATGCCTTGGTTAGCCCATCAGTTACAGCCATCTTTGGTGCGTCCTCTGCAATGCGTTCCTTCTTGTAGAAGGTGCGGCATCCAGTGAACGGGCCGAATTTATTTTCGCGTGTGCCTGTCCACACTGAGACGTGTGAAATGCAGGCAACATCGCCATTAGCAACAGTAATCATTTCGGTTGTGGCATCCCAGCCCCAGCCCTGACCGACTGGCCCGAAGGCTCTTGTTGCCTCCCGCACCTGATACATTGGGTCAATGCTGGTGAATGAACGCGCACCGAAGCTAACTTTCTTCAGAAACTTTCCGTCTGATACGGAAACCTTTTCCCATAACTCCATGTTAGTCATCCTCTTTATCCTTTCTGACAACTGTTACAATCAATCTGCTGTTACGATACTCAATTCGAACAGCTTCCTTTGGTGTGTGAATCCAGACTGAGCTCCAGCCAAGGCTGTATTCGTTACCAATAAGATGCTCAAGTGGAATTGCATCTTCACTTATAAGAGGTGGCGTGATATTATTAGTCACTGTTTTCTCCTTTCAACAGTATGGTCGAGGGTTTTACTCCGCCCTCGGCCATTTTGTATTCTGCATATTTCTTTCCAGACTCTCTAATTGTTTCAATCGGATAGCCTTCAGAGCGCAGATCGTGGACGCGAGAAGCAAGGCGAAAGCAGCCAAACATATTCAACGCATCCATTGGGTTAATCTTATTACCTTCCTCTAAGTAGGAAAGTATTTGGTTATTTTGTGTGATATTCTCAGTCATCTAAATACTCCTTGTTAACATTGATTCTTAGTGAGCCATTGCTGGCTCTCTTGATAGCAAGAATGTCTGAGTAAACTTCCCGTTCATTACTTGCTACCATTTGTTTGAGGTTCTTCTTCGCTGCCTCATGTTCCTTTGCCGCTTGCATTGTTGATACATACTCGTGAGCTTGATACTGAAACTCATTGTCTGTGGCTGCATTGCGAGACACCATGTCGTCGATTGCAATCTGGTCAATGCTTGCGGTAATGTATGGCATAGATAGTGGTGGTTCCTTTTCATCTACTACATACTGCCAAAACTCTTTCAGATGAATGTGCATCCGTTGAAGATAGCCCTCATCTCTCGCGACCTTTACATACTCATAGCGGCGATTACCGAACAGGTTTGCAAAGTAGATATGCTCCATGCCAGATACTTCCAGATAGAGCTGTAGCTGTGGCATATAGCGTTCTAGTTGTTTGCGCATGGTGTTCATCTCAAATGTGTGTTTGACCTCAAGGCCAGTGCGCACACCATTCAGCATGAACTCTCCGTCTAATGTGCCGCGACACGGCACACCATTCCAGTTGTAGTTATAGCGCACCTGTTCATTCACAGTGACATCCATATCTTTTCTAAACCAGTTGATGTTGAATTGCTCAGTCCATATACCGAGCTGGACTGGCAAGACATCAGACAGATCATCGCGTTCACGATACCCCATCTTATCTAGCCAAAGGCTGTGCCAGTCTCCGTCCATGATGCGCAGCGCGCAGCTGCCACCAATGGTTTTGCGTCTTAAAATATCTTCCGAATCAGTCATGTTTACTCCTTTTCAATACTGTTCTAGCCGTTTTGATGTTGTTTGTCCAGTGCTAACAAGCGTTCTTTTGCCTTCATTGGGATGCGAATTAGCACCTGCCCCATGCCTCGGTTCAATCCTTCCTCGTCCATCAGGCGCTGGGTTTCGTTGATATGCCAGTCACACTTCTCGACAGTCCAGCCCTGACCTATTGGGTCATTCTTGCTGGCGCGTGGTTTCTCTGGCTCTTCCCCTGGCTTTGCTAACCTCTCCCAAGTAGAGTCGACAGCTTTGGTTCGTGCAACATAATCAGCGTTTACTTTTGACACTGCCTTTGCCACTATGGACGGGCTAAACCACGTGCCCATGGTGTGAGATGCAATGCACCTATCCCATACCTTTGCGACTTCCTGCCTGAACACTTCTTCGTTTGGTATGTGTGTGCTCAGTCTTTGATTAACTATACGACGAATCTCTTCTCCGTATTGTTTTTGCGCGGCCTTGTCGTCCTTCATAGCTCGCGGCGCATAATACATACGCCCCATCTTTACAACAAAGTCCATGTAGATAATGTGTTCTCTCTCTTCGAATGTCATTTGTAAATCCCACTTTCTTTGTCTCGTTTCTCTTGAATTTTTTGAATCATTTCAGCTACCTCTTCTCGGTATGCTTCCATCTTTTTTTCTCGCTCGACCTCGTTCTGTAAGGCCAGCAAGTAAACTTCATTCATTAATGTTTCAATCTCTGGGTTTGATCTCTTTTGATTTCGAATCTTATCGACAGCGTGGAGGATGGTTGTGTGGTCACGGTCAAACATCATGCCCAGCTTCGGCAAGCTGTAGACTGTGTATCTATATGCAAGCGCAAACAAAACGTGGCGCGGAGTAATTAAATATCTTTGCCGCTTGCGTCCAAGCAGCTCGTCTTTGTTAACTTCAAACACTTGAGCGACAGCAGGAATCAGTGAGGATAGAGAAACAATCTCTTTCTTTTTAAGCCCCGTCTCTTGCTTTAGCTCTCCAACTGGTGAATTTAACGCATACTCTGTTTCATAACGAATCTGTTTATTCATTGCTCTCTCCTTTAATAAGTTTTTCTGCGATGTGGTCTGGTATAATTAGCACCCACTTTGGCGCGTCTGGTTCTGTTGTGCCCAGCTTAAACACTGCGACATCTCTATTCTTCAAGACAGTAAACGGGGACGGAAAGCCTTTCTCTTTCCGATACTTAACCTCTGTTACATACTCAGTGTCATTCAATGTGACAACCAAGTCGCCAGAGTATTCACCGCCCAGGGCCCCTGATAGCGGTTGCTTGCGCACCTTCAGCCCCCAGCTCTCGAATAGTTTCTTAAACCAGTTCTCGTGATAGCTTCCTTTGGCTTTGCTTTTGCTGGTCATTTTAAGTTCTCCTCAATCCAAGTCATAGCGGTGCAAATCTCTTTCCATTGGTCATCGTATGATGGTTCCCATTCTGGTATAAAACCTTCACGAAAGCTGAACGCATCAAGCGCGTCCCATATAACTTGGATGTTTTTGTTAGCCTCATCTTGTTCACTCATGTTTCAACTCCGTGTTTTCTGATTGGCTTGGCAAACTCTGCAAGATAGCAGGGGTCGCAAAGCAGTTTGTGTTCTTCTGGTTCTATCTTCATTAGTAATATTACCCAGTAGTCTACTACCAGACCGCACTCCTCGCACTTGCGCGGCGCTGGGTCTGATAGCTTTTGTTTTCTTTTCATTCTATGCCCTCTGGTATGTTTCGCTCTTCCCATGCCTCGAGCGCTTTGCTTACAAAGATGCCTCGTTTAAAAGATGGGTTATCTTTTTCTAGCATATCAGCTAACACCTCTACATCTACTGGCATTGATAGCAGTGGCCCGATGTGTTTAGCCATAAATTCATAGTGTCGTCGAAAGAACATTGAGTTCATTTGTTTTCTCCTTTAAGTCTAAACCATTCTTCAGCCCACTCTATTAAGTAGGTTTCAAGATTGCGTTTGATTAGGTGTGATATAATACCCCCGTCATCTGTCATTTGGTCTAATGTTCTGGGGTATTCGGCATACAATAATGCCAGTTGCTCTGGCTTGTTGACAGATTCCACAATAGATGGAATTGCCGCAAGCAAAGCGGTTAGTTTATCTTTGTTGTTGAGCCTTGCTTCTCGCATAGCCTCAACGATTTGATCTTCTAGATCTGTTAGTGATGGTGTCATATTCATTCCCCTTTCTACTCAGCAGCGATTGCTTGCTGTTGATACTGATTAAGATGGCCTGCTGCTTTTTCTGCGGCAGCCATCGCCTTGATGATAACTCTTGGGTTGTCTTTGATTGCAGTAATCCAATGGTTCAAATACTTTGCATGATTGGGGGTAGGGTTTTTGCTCACGCCCAATTCACATGATAATAAGATAGAACCTAGCTCTGCTATCAGTTCTTCGTTTGCTCGAGCCTCCATTGAGTTCAGCTTTTCGAGCCTGTCTAGTCGGGACTTGTGTCCAGTCCAGTGTGTTAGCTCGTGCAACAGAGTTGAGTAATAGTTTTCTGTCTCGCTCTCATGTTCTGTGGCAATGAAAGCTTTTTCTGGCGGCATTACAATTACATCGTCTGTTGGATTGTAATACGCCTGGTTTCCGTGCGTCATTACTTTGCACGGGACTTTAGATATAAAGTTTTCTACAGCCTCAACCTTGGTAACTTTGTTTTCTTTATCTTTCAGGTTGATTGGCTCATAGTCTACAGTCTGTTCGATGTTAAATACTGGAGACAGTTTCATTACATGATAGAAACTATTCTTGTCCTCATCGATTACCTTAGAATAAAAGATAGAATTGGCAACAGATCGTTGACCTTCAGCGACTTGTTTGCCAATAGATTTCCATTGCTTATAGGTTGCCCATTGTGATTCACCAAAGCCAGCGCCCCATCCCTGAAGCATTAGACCAAACACATTGCCCCCAGTATAGCGAGCATTTCGCGCTGGATTAAATGGAAGGCCACCCTTTTGGGTTGCCCATGGTTTAGACCAATCGTCTCCATACTCTGACATCAAGTCAGTTACTTGTTTGGCGATTCGATTGACATACTCTCTTGTTGTCTCTTTCATTTTCTACTCCTTTAAAATAAATGCTGAGGATTTTTCAACGCCCTCACCCAGTCGGGGGCGCTTGAAAAACCGCAAGCATTTCTCCTTCTATTTCCATATCCCAAAAGGGATTCTCTAAGTATCCTTTGCCTGAACAGTTATCACATTCATCCATGTAGCCTATGATTTCCATCCATGCTCCGTTGTGATTCATTCCACATGAAGGCTCTTCATACTCACGCAAACCTTCTCCGTAACACTCCTCACACTCAAGGTACTGATACATTTCATTGT